TTCCAAGTTGTTGTGCGAGTGGAGAAGTTCCCCATTTAGTTTTCATATCTTGTTCACTCACTCCAGCCTCTAGATACTGTGGATAAAGAGATAGTTTTAATTTTTGATAGTCACCCGATTTTCCATAATAGTCAAACAGTGGTTTAACATATGTGTTAAGTATTGGTTCTTTTGTTGCTGCTCCTCCAGCTTTTAAACTCACTCCTAACATTCCACCATTCTTATACACAAGAAAAATATCGCCTGGATTAGCTGCATCTACTCCTTGTGGTTTAGTGCGATATCCCCAATATACCTCTGCAATTGGATGTTTTTGATTGTGTGTATTCAACCATCTGGTTATATTCTTAGCGTTTGTAATTTTTTCTTTTATTTTGAAATCTGGGCCTGGTTCTGATTTATCTATGATTTCCTTTCCCTTAGTAACATCAGCTGCAGAACCCTTTAAATAAGGGCCTGGCGCACCCGATGATGATGGATTAGCTGCTAAAATAGCATTATAAAATTGTTCTACAGATAGAGTGGGACTTATACCGTTGAGAAAGGCAATCGCTGGAAATAATTCCGTGATTGATGCCATGAAAGTGGTATCTTGCATCGCACTTTTCGATGGCTTAAATCCAATTCTTCTCCTAGCTCCAGATGGTAAAAGAAACTCAGTAGATTCTTGACTATTTGATATACTACCTACAAATACTTTACTTACATTAAATCCAGCATTCGATAGTTGTTGATTTAAAAGAGTTTGAGTATCGAATCTTTTATCTGATGTGACTATGTATGTGACTGTTTTTGCATTTGCTGATTTTATTTTTACTTCTTTTACGTCCTGTGTTTTTTCAAGATTCTCAAGAATATTAATTACATCTTGTTCTTCATCATTCTCAACAAAAGATTTAAATACTCCGTAGTTCATTATCTTGAAACATTTTTAATTATTTATTATCTATTAAGGAAGTAATGATTTATAATTTCGATCTTCTCATGTGCTTGTGCAATGGCATTTATCTCACCATCAATAGTTCCCATAACATCTGAGTGTTCACCAATACCTACAGGTTGGTTCAGATATATCTCAACATTTTGTTGATGTTTGGCAATCAAACCATTATAGTATGCAATTTGACTTTTTAGAATCTGGTCACGCAAGTTAATCATAAGTCTCCCTCTAAACGATTTTCTGATTTGTAAACATCGAAC